ATGGTTGGCGAACATTTCAGCCGAACGCAGCAAAAGTGGGCTTGTGTGCAATTTATTGCCGAGGTATCTCTGATTGCAAACTGCAAGCCATCAGACTTAAAGCTCGCGCTCACTCTCATTGCAGACCTAGCAAACAGCGAAAATAACGAAACCGAAGATGATAATTTTTATAAGGCTGATTAGATTATGAGAATCAATATCACGTTGGATAAAGAGCAAAAAATTAGTCAGGCAACGTTGGATGCACTTGAGGCTGAGCTGTACCGCAATCTTCAACCTATTTACCCAAAGACTGCTATCCGCATTCGTAAGGGCTCAGCTAATGGCGTTGAGTTAAGCGGTTTGAAACTGGACGAAGATAAAAAACGAGTAATGGAAATCATGCAGCAGGTATGGGAGGACGATAGCTGGCTGCATTAACAAACGCCGTCGGTGCTGAATCTTGCTTTCAGTGCTGGCGGGGTTGAAACTGGCTCCGAGAGGTGTTAGTTCTACCTTTCAAACTTTCTCGATGTTTTATTGGTTACACACCGGTGATTAATGGGACGTTACCTTAGAGGATTTTATAGTGGCGCTTTGACAGCACTGAATAAAATTCATTGAGGGCGATAATATGCATCGACTACCGGGCGAAATTCCGCAGCACAAAACTAAAAGCATAAAACTGATGGCTATCGTTCATCGCTTGCAGACGATAATGGTCAATGAGAACCTGACGCCAGCGGAATTGGTCGGGTGTGCAGAAATAGTCAGGGATAACTACGATAAGCTGAACGATATCAGCAGGCCGACACAATATGCGCCACCACCATGTCGAAGATAGCGAACGCCGTCGGCGCTGAAACTTGCTTTCGGTACTGGAGGGTTGAACAACGAGTCCCTCTAGGGGTTAGTCTGTTCCGTAGAGATTGGCCCAAACCGGCACTATTAAAGCCGGTTTTCGTATGTCCAATCTAAAGAATGGGGGCTGACATCCCATCATCAGATTTGTGTTATTTTAGTGCTACTCATTCGTCATTAGACATTGTAAGGGCAATGTATATGAAACCAAGCACACACTGCGTTTATTGCGGTGTTCTCATGAATAAGGTTGAAAATCACCCCCACTGCCGCTCAGTTGAACACATGATTCCGCAAGTTTCAGTCTCCATTCATAGAACCAACGGCGAAGGTGATTTCTATGTATGCAAAAAGTGCAATGGCGATAAAAGCCGAATTGACGAGGTGTTAGGTGTCATTTGCCGCATGGTAGGAGAGCACTCAACAGGCAGCTTTGATGCTGTTAATAAATTCCATAATGCGCTTAAAAGAAAAGACTCGAAATTTCGTGAAGCATTCCAGAGTGTTAGGCATACAAAAAAAGGTGCGCAGATAACATTACCCCTAAATGGTAGGGAGATTTACCAATACGGCACCTGGTTAGCCAAGGGAGTATTTTTCTTAGAGTATGGGCAATTGTTGACTGTAGATAAATTAATTTGGATTAATATCGTTCGCCACGATGAAGTAATGGCTATTAAAGAAATGTATAGAAATGAACGTGGCTCTGAGGCATTTGATGATTTATCGAAGAATAGCAACATTCCAAATATTAATGGCGAGTCGTTTCTGATTGTTGGCCAGGATGCCCGAGAAATGTTTATTTGCTTCAATAGAGTAATGATGTTTCATATAAAGATACTGGATAGAACGTTTATTAATCAAAAAAAATGCAAAAAAGCCCTACTCAATCTGGAAAAAAGGGTTCGATAAGATAAATAAGATGTAATGAATGTGTGCATGCCACTGCATTTTTTTGCATGCGTTGATCCAACCGCCAAAACATAAGGAGTACCGGTAGTAGCTTAGCTAAAGCGAGGTCATGCAACTGCATTAAAACCGACCCATAAAGCGGGCAGGCGTGGCGGGGAAAGCATTGCGCGCCAGCGGTGGTGCGTATTATTAAAAAATACCGTCTGAGTGCGTTGTGGTGGAGCTAACGAGAGCGTTGCTAGATCGTGGGAGTTCTGATGCGAACGTGGGGCTATGTTTTGTCTGTGGAGCGATGAGAGAGGGTGAGATCAGTCGCACAATTCTACGGCTGTGCTTCCGTTAATATCTTCATCGGTATGTCATGTTCCCTACCAACAGCTGGAGGCTTTAATGGATAACTATCACATTACAAAAGATGGCGATAAGTGGAAGCTTCAAAAGGAAGGAAATGAGCGGCCTAGCAAGACTGCAACAACTAAGGCTGAGATCATCAAAGATACTCAAGATTACATGTCCAATAAGACTGGCTCAGTAAAAATTCACAAAGAGGATGGGAAGTTTCAGGAAGAGCGCACTTACCCTCGTAAAGCTGATCCTAAAAAGTCCAAAGGTTAATAAAGTCAAAGCCGCCATGATTGGCGGCTTAACTGGATTATTCCGGGTTGTCGAGGGTGTACTCTTTGAACCTGATGACCTCTATACCGAGCCAGTCGTTTACCTCCCTGAACCTGTCCTGCAGCGGCGACAGCTCGTTACGCACAAATACCTTTGCCACCTTCTCAACGTCACCGAGTGAGCCGATATTCTCGGGCTTGCCACCCATTAGCTGGAACGGCACGCGGTGCGCATCCATCAGGTCGGCGGCACTGGCTTTCTTGATATTGAAAAAGTCATCCTTTGTGGCGACCTCGCTCAGTGGCACGATTTTGATGCCGTCCGGTTTTCCGCCGGGGGCGTAGAAAAACAGGTTCTTAAAGTTGCCGAGCCCTTTCGAGTTACGCATCGCCTCGCGTAGTGATTCGACGTCGGTCGCGCTCTGCGCCGGGTCGGTCACATACATGATGTAGCCCGCGTGCGCGCCGTTCTGGTAATACTTGCGACGGAACAGCGTCGCGGATTCATTCAGCCAGGCAGAATTAAGCGCGCTGAGATATTCCGGCAGGCCGTAAATCTCCTGATTAATATCAGGCTCCAGCAGGTGAAACACGGTGTCAGGCGCGAACTCATGCGGCTGAGTGAAGTTTTCCACAAACCAGAAAATTGAATCATCAACCCCACGGCGGGTGTATTTTGCTGGTGATGCCAGCAACTTGATTAACTGGCCGGTGACGCTGTGGCGCTGCTCAAGAAAAGCGTTGCCGAAGACCAGATAGTCGAGAGCAAAACGGCTGAAATCCTGACGGGACAGCAGCGGGTGCGGAATGTAGGTGCTCGCGAGTACGTTGCGTTTAACGTAAATCGGTGAGCTGTGATGTACGGCAGAGCGCAGGCTCTTTGCCAGCCCGGAAAAGCTGACCGGCGGCTCGTACCATTTGCCGTTACTGATGCACTCGACATAATCCAGAATGTCGCGCTTATCGAGCACCGGAACTGGCTCACCGAAGGTGAACGCTTCCATTTTTTGCGGTGCGCTGGCTTTCAGTTGCTGTGGTGCGCGTGTTTTCTGCGCGGCGGCTTTGCGGGATTTTTGCTTACCCATTAGTTGAACTCCAGAATAGATTTAGGCTGCATGCCGCTACCGGCAGAAAGCGGTTCGTTTAACAGGGCGTGCATGGTCGCCCATGCGATATCGGCGTGACTGGCTTCCTCGGTGCGGCTGGCCTCGTAGGTGGCGCTGCGCCCGCTGCTGGTCATGGTTTTGCGAATCGACATAAACGACTGCGTGACGTCGGTTGCCCCTGCGTCGTACTCCAGACAGCCACGGCGAATGGTGTCTTTTGCCTTGAGCACCATTGCGGTTTTCATTTCAGGTGTGTAACGGATGCCGCGTGCTGCCGGGTAGAATGAGCGCACCAACTGGAACACGCCGAGGCCGAGGCCGGTTGCGTCAATGCCGATGTATTCGACGTTGTATTTCTCGGTCAGCTTGCGGATGCCCTCTGCCTGCGCGGCAAAGTCCATGCTTTTCCATTGGTGGCGCTCCAGCATGCGGAACTTGCTACCCGAGACCACCGGCGGTGCGAGCACGACGCACCCGGCACTGTCGCCAGTGTGCGACGGGTCGTAGCCAATCCAGACCGGGCGAGAACCGAAAGGATGGTCGGCGAACGGGGCAAAGTCCTCCCATTCTTCCATCACATCGACCATGCAGCGCTGCAGCTCCTCGAACGGGAATACCGATGCTTTATCGTCGACAAACTCGCACATAAACAGGTTTTTAAAATCATCATCACTGTTTTCTCGTTTGAGCTGGTCGAGGTCGAACAGGGTGCAGCCCCCGGCAAGGGCATCCTCAATGGTGACAATCTGCCGCCACTGGCCATCGTCGCAGAGCTGACCACCGGCGAGCGCGCGGTGACTGATGTCGATTTCGATGCGGTCAGCGGCACTGGCGCGCCCCTTGTTGAACAGCTCACCAGACCAGAAGGGGTAAGCCCCGTGCGCCAGTGTTGAGGGTGTCGAAAAGTAGGTCGAGCGCAGGTGCTTCTGCGAAGCCATGCCCGAGGCGACTTTGCGCAGTTTCTGAAAGTTCGGGATCCAGAATATTTCATCGACATACAGGTCGCCGTTATGGCTCTGCGCGGTGTTGGAATTGGTACCGAGAAAAATCAGTTTTGCGCCGTTGTTACCGATGGCAATCGGGTCGCCGGTCAAGTCAACGTCGACCAGTCGTGCAAACTGGATGATGTATTCGCGAAACACGTAAGCCTGCGTTTTACTGGCTGATAAAAATATCTGGTTATGGCCTGTTTTGAGCGCGCGCAGCAGCGCCTCGCGGGAGAAATAGAACGTCGCACCAATCTGGCGGGATTTGAGAATGTCACGAATACGGTGCTCCAGTCCTGCGCGGTACCACTGCAACTGGTACTCGAAAGACTGGTCGAAAAATAATTCCTCCAGTTTCTCGATAGCCTCGTCGCTGAAAAAATTCTTTTTCGGCTTTTTGCGCTCCCCTTTGTTGCGGTTGGCGACGTTGGGGTTAAGGTCGGCTTCGTTGCCGGTCTGGCTGTAGCGGTTGACGCGCGCCAGCCGCTCAATCTGCCGCCCGAGCAGGTCAATCTCTTTGAAATCACAGCCCGTCTTCTGTGGTTTCGCGATGAGCTGAATCAGGCGCGCCTCAAGGCTGCTTTCAACGCGGGAAATCGGTGCGATGCCGTCCCAGCCGTCGCGCTGCTTCCAGCTCTGCACGGTCGGGCGCTTGACCTGCAGCATTTCGGCAATCTGTGGCACGGAAAAGCCCTGCCAGTAAAGCAGCGATGCCTGTCGTCGCGGGTCATGCAACAAGGTTGTATCGGTGGAAATGGTCATTGATGCCTCGCCGTAGTGGATTCAGGGCAAGGCTACTTAATGGCCGTCAGTGATTCGCTAAGGTGCTGTTGTGTGGGCGATTGTCCAGCCGTCGTTAGTGGTCTGGCGTGCCCTGAGTCTGGAAACTGGCGTTGACCAGTAACCCTAACCTCAGGACTCCTGACAATGGCAAAAAAAGTCTCAAAATTCTTTCGTATCGGCGTCGAGGGTGATACCTGCGACGGGCGCATTATCAGCGCCAGTGATATTCAGGAAATGGCCGACACGTTTGACCCGCGCGTCTACGGTTGCCGCATCAATCTTGAGCATATTCGCGGTCTTTTCCCTGACGGCGACTTTAAGCGCCTGGGTGATGTGGTTGAGCTGAAAGCCGAGAAGATTGATGACGACTCTGCGCTTAACGGCAAATGGGCGTTGTTCGCTAAAATCACCCCGACCGATGACCTGATTGCAATGAATAAAAAATTGCAGAAGGTCTACACCTCAATGGAAATTCAGCCGAATTTTGCCAATACCGGCAAATGCTATCTCGTTGGTCTGGCTGTGACCGATGACCCGGCAAGCCTCGGCACCGAATACCTCGAATTCTGTCGCAATGCAAAAAACAACCCGCTTAACCGCTTTAAGGCTAACCCTGAAAACCTGATTTCAGCGGCAACGCTTGCGGAGCTTGAGTTTGAAGACCAGCCGGAAACGGTATTTACCGCCCTGGCCGATAAGGTGAAAGCCATTTTCAGCCGTAAGCAGGTCAGCGACGATGCGCGCCTGAATGATGTGCATGAAGCGGTGACCACCGTCAGCGAACATGTGCAAACCAACCTGACAAAACAGGACGAGCGCCTTTCCGCTATGGAAACCGCGTTTGCCACTTTCAAACAGGAACTGACCGGCAAGGTTGAAGAAACCAGCCAGGCATTTTCCGACCTGAAAACCACCCTCGATAAAACCGAAAGTTTCAGCCAGCCGCGACGCACGAAAGCCAGCGGCGGTGGTGGCGATGAGCTGCTGACCGACTGCTGATAAACCGCAGACCAGAAACCGGGCGGCATCCCCGCCCGATGCAGTGACTAACCGATAAATTCAAACAGGAAATACTATGCGCCCGGATACCCGTTTTAAGTTCAATGCCTATCTGACCCGCGTCGCTGAGCTGAACGGCATCAGTACTGATGATGTCAGTAAAAAATTCACCGTCGAGCCGTCCGTCACGCAAACACTGATGAACAAAGTGCAGGAGTCATCCGCGTTTCTGCAGACGATTAATATTCTGCCGGTCGCAGAAATGAAGGGTGAGAAAATCGGCGTCGGTGTGACCGGTACTATCGCCAGCACGACCGACACCTCGGGCGATGATGAGCGTAAGACCGCCGACTTCACCGCGCTTGAGTCCAACAAGTACGAGTGCGACCAAATTAATTTTGACTTCCATCTGAAATATAAAACCCTCGACCTGTGGGCGCGTTTTCAGGACTTCCAGCGCCGCATCCGCGACGCCATTGTCAAACGTCAGGCACTGGATTTCATCATGGCCGGTTTTAACGGTACCACCCGCGCCGCCACCTCTGACCGCACCAAAAATCCGATGCTGCAGGATGTGGCCGTCGGCTGGCTGCAGAAATACCGCAATGAAGCCCCGACGCGCGTGATGAGCAACATCACCGACGCTGACGGTAAGGTCGTTTCAGCAGTGATTCGTGTAGGTCGAAACGGCGACTATGAGAACCTCGACGCGCTGGTGATGGACGCCACCAACAACCTGATTGACGAGGTTTATCAGGATGACCCGAAACTCGTTGCCATCGTTGGCCGTAAGCTGCTGGCCGACAAATATTTCCCGCTGGTGAACAAGCCGCAGGAAAACAGCGAGGCGCTTGCGGCAGATATCATCATCAGCCAGAAGCGAATCGGCAACCTGCCTGCTGTGCGTGTGCCGTACTTCCCGGCGAATGCCGTGTTAGTGACCACGCTGGAAAACCTCTCTATCTATTTCATGGATGAGAGTCACCGCCGCAGCATTGATGAAAACCCGAAAAAAGACCGCGTTGAAAACTACGAGTCGATGAATATCGACTATGTGGTCGAGGCGTATGCCGCCGGGTGCCTGCTGGAAAACATCACCCTGGGCGATTTCACCGCACCTGCAGCACCGGAAAGCGGAGCCTAAACCATGACGAGCCCCGCACAGCGTCACATGATGCGGGTCTCGGCCTCTCAAGCCGCGCAGCGGGAGCAAGCCCCGCTGCGCCATGCAACCGCCTATGAGCAGATGCTGGTTAAGCTGGCCGATGACCGCCGCACGTTAAAAAACATCCGTTCAAACGAACGTAAAGCCGAGAAAAAGCGCGAGCTGCTGCCGTTCTATGCGCCGTGGGTCGCCGGTGTGCTGGCTGATGGCCGTGGTGCGCAGGATGACATTGTCATGACCGTCATGCTGTGGCGTCTCGATGCCGGTGATATCGCTGGCGCGCTGGAAATTGCCCCGTACGCGCTGAAATACGGCCTCACCTCTGACCACCGCCGCACAACACCTTACATGCTGGTTGAGGAAGTGGCGCTTGCTGCGCAGCGCCTGCGCGATGCCGGTGAGTCTGTCGACCTTTCCTGGCTGCAGACCACTATCGACCTGACCGACGGCGCTGACGTTCCCGATATGGTGCGCGCCCGTCTGCATAAGGTGACAGGCCTGACCCTTCGTGATGCCGGTATGAATGCAGAGGCGCTGGCGCAGTTTCAGCGCGCGATGCAGCTCGACCGCAATGCCGGTGTGCGCAAGGAGATTGAGCGACTGGAACGGGCATTGAAGCCAAAGCCAGAGGCCGCGCCCCGTAAAACGACTAAACCGCGCACGCGCAAACCTGCCAACAAACCGGCGGCAAAGCGCGGGCGTCCACCAAAGGCGGTAAAAACCGCCGGTTAACTGAACGCTCCCCGAGCCGGGCGGCACGCCGGTCAAAGCGGGTTTTGACCCTGACGGCGACCGGCGTCCACCGCCCAACCTAATGAGGTTGTCATGACGACAGTAATACTGAATCAGCCCGACGAACCGCAGGACGTACCGGGCGTGGTGATTCCCGCACCGGAGACGGGCGACGCAGTGATTAAAAACACGTTCTTTTTCCCTGATGTGGATCCGAAGCGGGTGCGCGAACTGATGCGCCTTGAGCAGACGGTTTCCGATGCGCGCCTGCGCAACGCCATCAAGACCGGCATGGCGGAAACCAATGCGGAGCTTTACGACTACCGGCTGCGCCAGATTGCCGCAGGGTTTAAGACACTGGCCGACGTGCCTGACGCCGAGGAAATCGACGGCGAGAATGTGCGCGTTTTCCACTACCTCAGCGCCGTGACGGCGATGGCGACCGCCACCCTGTATGAGCGTTATCGCGGGGTTGAGGCCACGGGCAAGGGTGACAAAAAAGCCGACAGCGTCGAAACCACCATTGATGACCTGTGGCGGGATATGCGCTGGTCGGTCTCGCGTCTGCAGGACAAGCCGCGCTGCATCGTGGGTCAGCTCTGATGAAAGTCTACGCGATTCAGGGCGACACCCTCGACGCGCTTTGCGCCCGGTATTACGGGCGCACTGAGGGCGTGGTCGAGACGGTGCTGCAGGCTAATCCCGGTCTGTCTGAGCTGGGCGTCATTCTGCCGCATGGCACGGCGATTGACCTGCCCGACGTGGCATCGTCACCCGTAACAGAAACTATCAACCTTTGGGAGTAAACCATGACAGAAGGGGAAAAAGGCGTCCTGTCACTGTTTGTGATTGGCGTGATGATTGTTGTCGGAAAAGTGCTGGCGGGTGGTGAGCCCATTACCCCGCGCCTGTTTATCGGCCGCATGCTGCTCGGCGGTTTTGTTTCAATGGTCGCCGGTGTTGTTCTGGTGCAGTTTCCAGATATGTCACTGCCTGCCGTTTGCGGGATTGGATCCATGCTCGGCATTGCAGGTTATCAGGTGGTGGAAATCGCCATTCAGCGCCGCTTTAAGTCACAACAGGGGGATAGCGATGCCGGTCATTAATACTCACCAGAATATCGCCGCATTTCTGGACATGCTGGCCTATTCCGAAGGGACGGCGACGCATCCGCTGACGAAAAATCGTGGTTACGACGTCATTGTCACTGGCCTTGATGGCAAGCCGGAAATTTTCACCGACTACACCGACCACCCTTTCGCACATGGCAGACCAGCGAAAGTGTTTAATCGACGCGGCGAAAAATCCACGGCATCAGGGCGTTACCAGCAGCTTTATCTCTACTGGCCGCATTATCAGAAACAACTCGCATTGCCTGATTTCAGCCCGTTGTCGCAGGACAAACTTGCGATTCAGTTAATCCGCGAACGCGGTGCCATTGAGGATATTAAGGCGGGGCGTATTGAGCGGGCAATTTCACGGTGCCGCAATATCTGGGCGTCGTTACCGGGTGCCGGTTACGGCCAACGTGAGCACAGCCTCGACAAACTGGTCACCGTATGGCGCACCGCTGGCGGGGTAATGGAATGAAAATCCTGATTACACTTCTGGTGCTGACTGTGCTCGGGATGTTGTGGTTGCGCCATGAGAACGGCAATTTATCCCGCTCCTTTGAGACAGCAAACCGCGTCGCGAGCGAACAAAAGACGACGATTGGCATGCTGAAAAATCAGCTCAGTGTTGCCGGTCAGCTTGCCAGACGTAATGAATCTGCGCAGGTGGCACTGCGTGAACAGCTCGCAAAGGCCAGCGAGGAAGCCAGCCGCCGCGAGCAATCAATAACGAGGTTACTTAATGAAAATGAAGCCTTTCGCCGCTGGTATAACGCTGCTTTACCTGATGTTGTGCGTCGGTTGCACATCCGCACCGCCTGCGCCAGCGCCGGTGATTGTGGTCAACGGATGCCCGAGAGTGAGCCTTTGCCCGATGCTGGGAAGTGACCCGAAAACCAATGGTGACCTGAGCGCAGATATCCGCCGCCTTGAGGGTGCGCTGATCGCCTGCGCGCTACAGGTCAAAACCGTCAAACACTGTCAGGATGAACTCGATGCAGAAGCACAAAAGCCTGCGCAAAGCGCTGATTAACGCCGTGCCGCAGCTCCGAAACAACCCCGATATACTGCGCCTTTTTGCCGACAACGGCCATACCGATTCCAGACTGGCGAGCTCGCTGTCGTTTGAAAAGGTGTACGTGCTTAACGTGGTGGTGACCGACTTCACCGGTGACCTTGATTTGATATTCGTGCCGGTGCAGGCGTGGCTGCGTGAACATCAGCCGGACATTATGACCACCGACGACGGGCGGGAAAAAGGATTCACCTGGATTATTGATATCAATAACGACGATTCGCTCGATATCAGTATCAGCCTGAGGCTCACCGAGCGCACGCTCGTCAAAGAGGTCGACGGCGCGCTGCATGTCAGCTATGCCCCTGAGCCGCCGCTGCCTGAGCCGGTGACGCGCCCGGTCGAGCTGTACGTTAACGGCGAACTGGTGAGTAAGTGGGATGAGTGAGTTAACCGCACTGCAGGAACGCCTTGCCGGTCTGATTGCCAGCCTGTCACCGGCGGCGCGTCGGCAAATGGCGGCTGAGATTGCGAAAAAGCTGCGTACCAGTCAGCAACAGCGTATCAAGCGCCAGCAGGCACCAGACGGCACCCCGTATGCGGCACGAAAGCGCCAGCCGGTGAGGAGCAAGAAAGGTCGGATTAAACGTGAAATGTTCGCCAAACTGCGCACCAGTCGCTTTATGAAAGCCAAAGGCAGCGACAGTGCGGCGGTGGTGGAGTTTACCGGAAAGGTGCAGCGCATGGCGCGGGTGCATCAGTACGGCCTAAAAGATCGGCCAAACCGAAACCGCCGGGATGTGCAGTACGAGGCGCGCCCGTTGCTCGGTTTCACTTGGAATGATGAGCAGGCAATTGAAGATATTATTATCAGCCATTTAAATAAATAATTACTATGTGAGTCATTACAGGAACTGTCAGAGTTGGTGCAGTTCCTATATTTAGGTATTAAGTTTGTTTTAGATTATAAAGTTAAGTTTATCCCCAGCTCTTTTTTTGCAATATCTAATACATATTCGGAATTACTCCAAGAACCATTGGTGTCTCCACAACACTCAGGGCTCAGGCATATGGTCAAGCAGGCTATTTTATTCTTATCAATGCCCGCCCTTACTGTTTTAAATAACTCCTTAATGAACGCGTCATCAATAAATTTAAGATAATGTTCACCTGTGAAGAAGTAGTCAAGATCAATATTGATGATGATTTTTTCATGGTTATCAATGGCGCTATCTAAATTCTCAAGAAGCTCATAAGGCTCAATGTCTCTGAAGCAATGATTAAAAGGATTCTGCGGGTATGTGCCATCATTGTGTGTTGCTAGATAAATACACTCAATATGGTTTTGAAGTGCATCATCTGAAATAAAAAAGGATAGATAATTATCCCACCGTATCAGTGGTGTTTTATTACCACCGACTGTTACCTCTAGACTTAAGTAGTCTAGATAGGATTTTAAATTGAACACCCCCGGAAATTTACTTATATAGGGTTCGTATAGGTTGAGAGTATCATAATGCCTATCAATATGAAATAATGCGATATTTTTATCAGGCTGTAAGTGTTGCATCCAGCACCATAGTGCGATTCTATGATTGTCACTAATGTATATATTACCATCCTGAGCAAGGAAGTTTAAATTATATGCCAATGATGGGCCTTTTTGGGTTGGCGGAATTAACAACTTCATAAGAACTCCATATAAAATATGTTTTCCCAGCAATGCTAACGCAAGAGCAATGCTTTTCATAGCGTTGTGCCATCCCTGAAAGAAAATATCTGATTAGCAAATATTCCACCCAAAATTCAAAATAGTCCCTATGAACACTCTGAACAGCATACAAGAATTAGCGCGCGCGATTCGCAACCTCATCCGCTCAGGTGTGGTGACTGAGGTCGATATCGTGCAGGGGCTGTGCCGCGTACAAAGCGGTGGGATCCAGACTACATGGCTGAACTGGCTGACTACCCGAGCTGGACGCTCGCGCACATGGTGGGCTCCCTCGGTCGGTGAGCAGGTGCTGCTGCTGGCAATTGGTGGCGAGCTTGATACTGCTTTCGTGCTGCCGGGGATTTTCTCCGACGATAACCCCGCCCCATCTGCCTCGGCGGATGCATGGCATGTGGTTTTCCCTGATGGTGCGGTCATTGAGTACGAGCCCAAGACCAGCGCGCTGACGGTCAGCGGCATCAAGACTGCTGATGTGACGGCATCGCGATCCATCACGGCTACCGTGCCGTTGGTACTTGTGAAAGCAGAAACCCGCATAACCCTCGATACCCCGGAGGTGGTTTGTACCAACAAGCTGACGACAGCAACGCTTGAGGTACAAAAGGGCGGCAAGATGAAAGGCAACATCGAACATTCCGGCGGGAAATTAACCTCTAACGGTGTGCAGGTTGATGACCATGACCACGGCAATGTGCAGAGCGGTGGAAGTTGGACTAAGGGGGTTAAATGACAGCCCGTTATCTGGGGATGAACCGCAATACCGGCCTCGGCATCAGTGACACTGAGCATATCAGCCAGAGCATGCGCGACATTCTGCTGACGCCGGTCGGCTCGCGGGTAATGCGCCGTGAATATGGCTCGCTCCTGTCTGCGCTGATTGATATGCCACAAACCCCGGCGCTCAGGCTGCAAATCATGGTGGCGTGCTATTCCGCGATCCAGAACTGGGAACCACGTATCAGGCTTACATCCATCAGCTTTGAGCACGGCGACACTGGCGAAATGTATGTCGATATTACCGGGGTGCGTACCGATACCGGTGCGTCAGTTTCAACCACTGTTTCACTGAGTTAAATCACTATGGCAACTGTTGACCTGAGCCTGCTACCTGTTCCCGATGTGGTCGAGGAACTGGACTATGAAACTATCCTTGCGGAACGCATTGCGACGCTGATTTCGCTCTATCCAGAAGACCAGCAGGAAGCCGTCGCCCGGACGCTCGCGCTTGAGTCTGAGCCGGTTGTTAAGCTGCTGCAGGAAAACGCCTACCGTGAGGTTATCTGGCGTCAGCGAGTGAACGAAGCCGCGCAGGCGGTGACGCTGGCCTATTCCGCCGGTAACGACCTCGACGTCGTGGCAGGGAATAACAATACCGAACGCCTGACCATCACCCCGGCGGATGACACCACCATTCCGCCGACACCTGCCGTTATGGAATCCGATACCGACCTGCGTCTGCGCACGCAACAGGCGTTTGAGGGCTTGAGCGTGGCGGGTCCGGTCGGAGCATACGAGTATCACGGTCGCAGTGCCGACGGGCGTGTCGCTGACGTGTCGGTCGCAAGCCCGTCGCCAGCCTGCGTGACGATTACCGTGCTATCGCGCGAGGGTGACGGCACTGCCAGCCCTGAACTACTGGCGATTGTTGATAAAGCGCTGAACGCCGAAGATGTGCGCCCGGTGGCTGACCGGGTTACCGTCCAGTCAGCCGAGATTGTGCCGTACCAGATTGACGCGACGCTCTACGTTTACCCCGGTCCCGAATCTGAACCCATCAGGCAGGCATCAGAGCAGAAGCTGCAGAGCTACATCAGCGCGCAGCACCGCCTCGGGCGTGATATCCGTCTGTCAGCCATTTATGCGGCGCTGCATGTTGAAGGGGTGCAGCGTGTCGAGCTGGCATCACCGCAGACCGACATAGTGCTGAGTAAGTCGCAGGCGTCGAACTGCACAGAGTACCAGATAACTATCGGGGGCTCGGATGAGTGACAGATTGTTACCCGTTGGCTCGTCGCCGCTGGAAGTTGCCGCCGCTGCTGCACTCTCTGAGATTCAGCGCGTGCCGGTACCGTTGCGCACCCTGTGGAACTGGCGTACCTGCCCGGTAAACCTGCTGCCGTATCTGGCGTGGGCGCTGTCGGTCGACCGGTGGGATGAGAAGTGGCCGGAGGCGACAAAGCGCAGCGTCTGCGCGTCTTCGTTTTTCGTCCATCAGCACAAAGGCACCATCAGCGCATTGCGTCGGGTGGTTGAGCCGCTCGGCTTCCTGATTGAGGTGCGCGAGTGGTGGCAGCTCGACGAGGAGCCAGGCACATTCCGCCTCGTTGTCGGCGTGCTCGACAGCGGCATCACTGACGAAATGTATCATGAGCTTGAGCGCCTGATTGAAGACGCCAAACCGGCAAGCCGCCACCTGACCGGGCTGGCTATCAGCCTGAGTGCAACCGGCGAGCTGTATGTCGGCGCTGGATGTTACGACGGCGACGCGCTGACCGTTTACCCCTACACCCCCGAGGAAATTGTCGTCGGCGGTGAATATTACCCGGCCTCGGCCATCCATTTGATTGATAACCTGAGAGTGAACGCATGACCGCAAAATATTTTGCCATTCTGACCAATCAGGGCGCGGCGCGGCTGGCGAACGCGGCGGCACTCGGCACCAAACTCAACCTGACGCAGATGGCCGTCGGTGATGCGAATGGTACGTTGCCGACCCCTGACCCGGCGCAGACGAAGCTCATTAACCAGAAGCGCATCGCGTCGCTGAACCTGCTGACCGTTGACCCGACCAATACCAGCCAGATTATCGCGGAACAGATTATTCCCGAGAATGAAGGTGGTTTCTGGATCCGCGAGATTGGTCTCTATGACGACGACGGCATCCTGATTGCCGTGGCGAACTGCCCGGAGACCTACAAGCCGCAACTGCAGGAGGGAAGCGGTCGCACGCAGACCATTCGCATGATTCTGATTGTGTCGAGCACGTCGGCCATCACCCTGAAAATCGACCCGTCGGTCGTGCTGGCAACGCGCCAGTATGTCGACGATAAGGTTATTGAGGTGAAAGCCTATGCCGATAGTCTGCTGGCCGCACACCTCGCCGCCGCTGACCCGCACGCGCAGTACCTCAAAACGGCGGATATTGATAAATACATTCCGGTCGGTTTCCCGCTGCCGTGGCCGCAGGCAACACCGCCGAGCGGCTGGCTGAAATGCAATGGCGCGGCTTTTGACAAGGCGAAATATCCAAAGCTGGCCATCGCTTATCCGTCCGGTAGTCTGCCTGATTTGCGTGGTGAGTTTCTGCGCGGGTGGGACGACGGGCGCGGTGTGGATTCAGGGCGTAGCCTGTTGTCTGCTCAGTCAGACTCTATCCAGAATATCGTCGGTTCATTTGGCCGTACTCAGCTTTTCAAAGATACCGTCTATACGGGGCCATTCCGTCAGGATGGAATGATTTTATCCTTAGGCTTAACACCATCCACTGAGGGTGGTTATGGTGCTGCAAACTGGACGTTTGATGCTTCACGCGCGGTGCGAACAGCGACCGAAACCCGTGCGAGGAACATTGCATTTAACTACATCGTGAGGGCGGCATAATGGCGAAAGCGACACTGAACAAAAACGGCATTGCCACAAAGGCCGGTGAGATTACCGTTTATAATTTTGACCTCATCACTCGTGAATATCTGGCGGAATCGGTCGAGTTTCTGGCTGTTGGGGTGGGGATTCCTGCTAATTCCTGCACTGATGCGCCGGTCGAAGGAAAAGACGGCTTTGCCGTGTGCCGTAAGGCCAGCCTTGATGGTTGGGAGTATGTCGCAGACCACCGGGGCGATACGGTTTATGACACGCAAACTGGTCAGACTGTCGAAATTACCTCGCCGGGAGAGTATGCCGATAACGTGACCACGATTGCACCATCAACCCCATATGACCGCTGGAACGGTAGCGCATGGGTGACGGATGAGGATGCACAGAAAAGCGGTCAGGTTATGGAGGCGCAACAGAAAAAAGCCGTATTGCTGGCGGAAGCCCAAAGCACAATCAGCCTGTGGCAGACTGAGCTGCAGCTCGGCATCATCAGCGACGATGACAAGGCCAGCCTGATTACGTGGATGAAATACATTCAGGCGCTGAACGCGGTCGACACTTCCACGGCACCGGATACCGAGTGGCCGGTTAAACCGGAGTAACGCAGGGCGGGCTGATGCCCGTCTTTTTTATGATTTGTTTATGTGCCATCAGCCACCCATCGCCGACAAATAGCCCATCACCAGACCAGCCAGGACAATAACACTCGCCCACTAACCACGGAGTTAACCGGATGAGTGATTTTCACCACGGCACGCAGGTCATCGAAATCAATGACGGTACGCGTGTTATTTCTACGGTCGCGACTGCAATTGTCGGCATGGTCTGCACGGCCAGCGATGCGGATGCCGCGACATTCCCTCTCAACGAGCCGGTACTGATTACCAATGTGCAGAGCGCCATTGCGAAAGCCGGTAAAAAAGGCACGCTGTCTGCCTCCCTGCAGGCCATCGCCGACCAGTCAAAGCCCGTCACCGTTGTCGTGCGTGTTGCCGAAGGTACCGGAGAAGACGCGGAAGCGCAGACCATTTCAAATATCATCGGCGGCACGGATGAGAACGGTAAATACACCGGTATCAAGGCGCTGTTGACTGCCGAAGCGGTCACCGGCGTTAAGCCGCGCATTCTCGGCGTGCCGGGGCTCGATACCAAAGAGGTCGCAGTCGCACTTGCGTCGGTCTGTATCAGCCTGCGCGCCTTTGGTTATGTCAGCGCATGGGGTTGTAAAACCATTTCCGAGGCGATGGCCTATCGCGAGAATTTCAGCCAGCGCGAGCTGATGGTCATCTGGCCTGATTTCCTTGCATGGGATACCACCACAAACGCCACCGCACCGGCATACGCAACTGCGCGCGCACTCGGCCTGCGTGCCTATATCGACCAGACCGTCGGCTGGCACAAAACCCTGTCTAACGTCGGCGTGCAGGGTGTTACCGGCATCAGTGCGTCAGTGTTTTGGGATTTGCAGGCATCCGGCACCGATGCTGATCTGCTCAACGAGGCCGGGGTCACGACACTGGTGCGTAAGGATGGCTTCCGCTTTTGGGGTAACCGCACCTGCTCTGATGACCCGCTTTTCCTGTTTGAGAACTACACCCGCACCGCGCAGGTGCTGGCCGACACGATGGCCGAGGCGCACATGTGGGCGGTCGATAAGCCCATCACCGCATCACTTATCCGTGACATTGTCGACGGCATTAACGCCAAATTCCGCGAGCTGAAATCAAACGGCTACATCGTGGACGGTGAATGCTGGTTCGACGAGGAATCGAACGATAAGGAAACCCTCAAGGCCGGGAAACTGTATATCGACTACGACTATACACCGGTTCCACCACTGGAAAGCCTAACCCTGCGCCAGCGTATCACCGATAAATATCTGGTGGATCTGGCCGAATCGGTCAACAGCTAAGGAGCCTGAAACAACATGGCACTACCCCGCAAACTTAAATATCTGAACATGTTCAATGATGGCCTTAGCTACATGGGCGTTGTGGAATCCGTGACGCTGCCGAAGCTGACCCGCAAGCTCGAAAACTATCGCGGCGGCGGCATGAATGGCGCGGCGGCGATTGACCTTGGTCTCGACGATGATGCGCTCACCGTCGAATGGTCTGTCGGTGGCCTGCCTGATGTGGCGCTGTGGGCGCAGTACGCCGCGCCGGGTGCTGACGCTGTGCCGTTGCGTTTTGCTGGCTCTTACCAACGTGACGACACTGGCGAAATCGTGGCGGTCGAGGTGGTCATGCGTGGCCGTCATAAAGAAATCGACGGCGGCGAGAATAAGCAGGGTGAAAACACCTCGACCAAACTGTCGACCGTATGCACCTATTACCGCCTCACGATTGATGGTAGCGACGTCATCGAAATCGACACCGTCAACATGGTTGAGAAGGTGAACGGCGTCGACCGTCTGGAACAGCACCGCCGCGCAATCGGGCTGTAATTCCCTGACCGGTCAGCACTGCTGGCCGGTTATTAATCCCCATTCAGAACAGAGAAAAACATCATGGCAAAAGCACCACGTAAAACCGCTGAATTTGTTGATATGGCTGGCAATGAAATTGACACCGTAAACCCGAACGTCGTGACCCTCGACAAGCCGATTAAGCGCGCCGGTCAGGCGATTGATAAAGTCACACTGATTGAGCCGAACGCCGGTACCCTGCGCGGTGTCAGTCTGGCAGCGGTGGCGCAGTCCGAAGTCGATGCGCTGATTAAGGTATTGCCACGCATGACCTACCCCGCGCTTACGGCGCAGGAGCTTACCGCAATGAACCTGCCCGATATGCTGTCGCTGGCCGCTAAGGTGATTGGTTTTTTGTCACCGGCTTCGGCGGAGTAGATTTCCCGCCCGACCTGTCGACCGATGACCTGATGGCGGATATCGCGGTGATATTCCACTGGCCGCTATCAGATCTCTATTCCCTGAGCCTGACCGAGCTCATCACATGGCGCGAAAAGGCGCTGCAGCGTAGCGGACACCACAATGAGTAATAACCTGAGACTTGAGGTTTTGCTGAAAGCGGTCGACCAGGCGACCCGACCGCTTAAATCCATCCAGACCGCGAGTAAAACCCTGTCGGGTGATATTCGCGACACACAAAATGGGCTGCGTGACCTGAACGGGCAGGCCGCGAAAATCGACGGCTTTCGCAAAACCAGCGCTCAACTGGCCGTAACCGGCCAGTCGCTGGAGAAGGCAAAGCGCGAGGCTGAAGCGCTTGCCACGCAATTCAAAAATACTGAGCGCCCGACGCGAGCGCAGGCACAGGTGCTCGAATCCGCAAAACGTGCCGCCGAGGGACTGCAGGTTAAATACAACAGCCTCACCGAGTCGGTTAAACGCCAGCAACGCGAGCTGGGTGCCGCCGGTATCAATACCCGCAATCTGGCAAACGATGAGCGGGGGCTTAAAACACGCATCAGCGAGACGACGGCGCAGCTCAACCGGCAGCGTGAAGCATTGGCGAAGGTCAGCGCACAGCAGGCACACCTAAACCGAGTGAAAGAGCGATATAAATCGGGTAAGGAGCTTGCCGGTAACATGGCTGCTGCAGGTGCTGCCGGGGTCGGTATTGCGACAGCGGGAACGATGGCCGGGGTTAAATTGCTGATGCCCGGTTATGACTTTGCGCAAAAAAACTCCGAGCTGCAGGCTGTGCTCGGGGTCGATAAGCAGTCACCAGAAATGGAGGCGCTACGCAAACAGGCACGCCAGCTCGGCGATAACTCAGCGGCCTCAGCAGATGATGCCGCCGCCGCGCAGATTATCGTAGCCAAATCTGGCGCAGATAAAGACGGCATAGTGGCGCAAACACCGGCCATTCTGAATATGTCGCTGGCAAATAAAAAAACTATGGAGGAAAACGCCGCTTTGCTTATTGGCACCAAATCGGCATTCGGGCTCGCAGATGACAAGGCATCGCATATAGCAGATGTCATATCGATGGCGATAAATAAAACACAGGCATCATTTGAGGGATTAAACGACTCACTTACATATGTTGGTCCAGTTGCCAAAGATGCCGGTGTCAGCCTAGAAGAAACCGCCGCGATGCTGGGTGCGTTACACGATGCAAAAATCATAGGTTCGATGGCAGGAACCGGTAGCCGAGCTGTTTTAAGTCGACTGCAGGCTCCAACTGGCAAAGCCTATGATGCCATTAAAGAGCTTGGCGTTAAGACGATGGATAAAAAAGGCAATACACGGCCAATCTTTACCATCCTGAAAGAAATACAAGCCAGCTTTAAGCGCAACAACCTCGGTACAGGTCAAAAAGCCGAGTATATGAAAACGATATTCGGCGAGGAAGCCAGTTCCGCTGCAAGTGTGTTAATGGCCGCAGCGGCCAGTGGAAAACTGGATGAACTGACCAAGATAATTAAGGATTCTGACGGTAAAACCGAGGAATTGGTTAAGGTCATGCAGGATAACTTAGGTGGCGACTTCAAAGAGTTTCAATCCGCTTATGAGGCCGTCGGTACCGACCTCTACGACCAGCAAGATAGCTCATTGCGTCAGCTAACTCAGACAGCAACACGGTATGTGCTAAAGCTTGATGACTGGATCAAAGACAACAAGGAGTTAGCGGAAAATATCGGCATCATCGCCGGTGGTGCGCTGGCGCTGATTGGTATCATCGGCGGCATTGGTCTCGTTGCGTGGCCGGTTGTCATGGGGATTAATGCCATTATCGCCGCTGCTGGCGTGCTGGGTACGGTCTTTACTGTCGTCGGTAGTGCCATTGCGACAGCGCTCGGTGCGATTACCTGGCCGATAGTGGCCGTCGGTGCGGCGATTGTGGCGGGGGCGCTACTCATCCGTAAATATTGGGAGCCCATCAGCGCATTTTTCTCGGGAGTGATTGAGGGCATCATGAGTGCCTTTGCCCCAGTCGGGGAAATGTTCGCTCCACTGGCTCCCATTTTTGATGGTCTCGGCGAGAAACTGCGCGGCGTCTGGCAGTGGTTTAAAGACCTGATAGCACCGGTTAAGGCCACGCAGGAAACGCTTGATAGCTGCAAAAATGTCGGCGTCATATTTGGTCAGGCACTGGCCTCTGCCTTGATGGCTCCGCTCAATGTTTTTAACAAGCTGCGCAGCGGTGTCGACTGGCTTCTCGAAAAGCTCGGCATCATCAACAAAGAGTCGGACAGCCTCGACCAGACCGCCGCCAAAACCAATGCCGCCACACAGGGTAATTCCTACATCCCGGCAACCAGCACATATGGCGGCTATCAGGCTTATCAGCCAGTTACCGCACCGGCGGGGCGCTCTTACATTGACCAGAGCAAAAGCGAATACAACATCAATCTGCCGGGAGGTGTTGCGCCGGGGCATCAGCTTGACAGACAACTACGCGACACGCTCGAACAGATTGAGCGCGATAAACGCGCCCGCCAGCGTGCCAACATGACCCACGACTATTGAGGGGGATTAAACGATGATGCTTGCTCTCGGAATGTTTGTGTTTGAACTTCGCACCCTGCCTTACCAGTCGATGCAGCATTCGAAAGATTATCGCTGGGTGTCCAATGACCGGGTGGGTAAACCACCTGCCTATCAGTTTCTTGGCGAGGGGGAAACCTCTATACAGCTTGCTGGTACGCTATACCCCGCTATCACTGGCGGTTGGATCTCACTTAAGGCTGTAGAGGTGATGGCCAATGAAGGCAGAGCGTGGCCGTTGATAGAGGGAACCGGAAATATCCTCGGGATGTATATCGTCGATAAAGTATCGACTACACGCACCGAGTTTTTCAGTGATGGTGCGGCCAGAAAGATTGATTTCACGCTTTCGCTAAAACGGGTTGATGAATCGCTGACAGAGATGTTTGGTGACCTGAATAAACAGGCCAGTGAGCTTCTCGGCTCTGCCGGTAATTTGACAGATAAACTGCAGGGTATGCCCGGAGGTTTCACTGCATGATAACGGGGATGGCAATTGACGCCGGTGCCAGCCTTGCACCGGCTTTTATGCTGACGCTGAACAGTCAGGACATTACCAGCAATTTTAGTGACCGATTGATTTCTCTCACCATGACGGACAATAGGGGCTTTGAAGCTGACCAGCTCGACATTGAGCTCGATGACACCGATGGGAAAGTCGAGTTACCCCTGCGCGGGGCAGTGCTGACGTTGTGGCTTGGCTGGCAGGGTTCGGCGCTGCTGAATAAGGGGGATTTTACGGTCGATGAGATTGAGCACCGGGGGGCTCCTGATACCCTGACCATCCGGGCGCGCAGCGCGGACTTTCGCGGCACGCTAAATTCCAGGCGTGAAGAGTCATGGCACGACACCACCATCGGCGAACTGGTCAGTACCATCGCAAAGCGCAACAAACTGACGGCCAACATTGCGGAATCGCTGAAAAAAATCCCGGTACCGCATATCGACCAGTCGCAGGAATCCGACGCGGTATTTTTGAGTCGACTGGCTGACCGCAACGGGGCAACGGTATCGGTGAAGGCAGGGAAACTGTTGTTTCTGAAAGCCGGTAGTGCGATGACGGCCAGCGGCAAACCCGTCCCGCAAATGACGCTGACCCGCAGTGATGGTGACCGTCATCAGTTTGCCATTGCCGACCGTGGGGCTTATACCGGCGTCACTGCTAAATGGTTGCACACCAAAGACCCGAAGCCACAAAAGCAGAAAGTAACGCTGAAACGCAAGCCAAAAGAGAAGCACCTGCGCGCACTGGAACACCCAAAAGCAAAGCCGGTCAGCAAAAAGACAAAGGTCAAAAAAGAACAGGAAGCACGTGAGGGTGAGTACATGGCCGGTGAAGCCGATAACGTGCTGGCGCTGACGACGGTCTATGCCTCAAAGGCACAGGCGATGCGCGCCGCTCAGGCTAAGTGGGATAAACTGCAGCGAGGCGTTGCGGAGTTTTCAATCACACTGGCGCTAGGGCGAGCGGATTTATTTCCTGAGACGCCTGTACGCGTGTCAGGCTTTAAGCGCGTCATAGACGAGCAGGCATGGTTAATCAGCAAGGTGACCCACAACCTCAATAATAACGGCTTCACGACGGGCTTAGAGCTTGAGGTTAAACTCTCCGATGTGGAATACAGCTCAGAAGAAAATGAGGAGTGA